ACTGAAGCTATGGATGTTAACTCGCTATCCATTAATGCCCCTGCCGCTGTGACGTTAGCTGTATCAGTGACATCTGCGGAGGCTTCGACACCGTCTAACTTTGTGCCGTCTGTAGCTACATCTCTTCCGTCAAAGGTTGAGTTAGTGGTGATAGCGCCCGTCATCGCTCCACCAGCTTTTGGTAGTGCGGCATTAGCAGTGGTTGTGGTATTGGTAAGAACCGCGTCGCGTGTTGCGATGTCTACGCCATCAAAAGTAGAGTTAGTTGTAATAGCCCCAGTCATAGCACCGCCAGACTTAGGCAATGCGGCATCAGCAGTTACACCGTCAGCGGCTACATCACGACCATCAATAGTAGAATTGGTAGTTATCGCGCCTGTCATAGCACCGCCAGCTTTGGGTAGTGCCGCGCCAACTTCAGTATTTAAGTTATTAAAATTAGCATCAACTTCATTGTTTGTTAAAGGACTGCCCTTCCCCGATCTAGTTACGATTGTAGCCATTTATGTATCTCCAAAAAATAGGTGTAAAAAAGCCCCAATAAAGAGGCTGAAGGAAGGGCTTAAACTTAGGATGCAGACAAAGTAATCGTCCACGTAACGCTCATAGTATCGCTGGCCTGTTTGTTTACTACTGCAAATACAGTACGGCAAAGCATGGTGCTACCAGATGCTGCG